GAAAATGCTCCTAAAGCAGCTTTTGTTATATCTAATCCGTGTTGTTTAAATTTTAATGCAGTATCTCGTACATATAAGCCGATACCAAAACTCATAACTAAATCATCATTATAACCAATTTGAGCTTCAGCTCTACCATGCTTCCAAATAAACGTCTTCATTTCTTCTAATAAACGTTTAGATTGAATTGTTACACCTTTATCACTTACATATTCTTGACATTTACCTATTACCATGGGACGAGTTCTAGTAGACATAGTAAATCCTGCTGTCATACTTGAATTATTCTCATAATTTTGTAAATAAGAATCTACATTTACCATATCCGATTTTGGTGAATAGTATAAATTAGTATAATTACGATCAATAATAGTTTGGATTGTACTCCATCCTATATTAGCATTTTCTACTACTAATAAGGCATTGTTATACTCTGTAGCTATCGCAGTAAGTATATTTCCAAAATCTTTAGTACCTATTTGACCCTTATATTCACCTACTTGGGTTGAGGATTCTACATCAAATATATGAAAGGCCGAATAATCCTTACCATCACCCCTAGCCACATCAGCCGAAATTAAATATTGTCTAGTATAATCAGCTGACTCCCAAATCCATAAATTTTGATCTGCTCCCCTCCTTTCTAAAGGTTCTTTAACTGTAGATTTTTCTATAAATTCTAAATATTCTGGGTAGAAAACTATATCTCCAGAAGTACTAAAATCACAATCACATTCTTGTGCTGCCATTCTTGGGTCTCCTAGTAATTCATCTTGCCTGTCTCTCCAGTCTTGATCCCGTTCGGGATGAACAAACCAAGGTAATTTTATAGGTAAAAATTCATTTTCACTTGCTTCAGCTCTAACCCACGTTTGATGGAACCAATTACCAGTACCATAAGGTGTTGAAAGTGCAATACACCCCCCACCAGTAGCAAGGGTTTGTTGAGCTGATGCCCATATTTCTCCAATGTTATCAATAAAAGCTGCCTCATCAATTAGTAGAAGTGAAACAGCTTCCGATCTACCTGCATCACTTGATGCTGATGTGGCTTTAATTTGGGAACCATTAGTTAATCTAAGAGTTAGTTTATTATTTTCTTCGAAATCTACTTTAAGCCAAGAAGGTAAATTTTCATACATAAATTTAACCTTTGTAACCATATTTTTAGCAGTTTCCTGCTTAGTAGCTATGCAAAGAATATTTTTATCTTCATGAAAAATCATCATCCATAGCGAATACCCTGCAGATAATGTTGAAATGCCTAATTGACGAGATTTTAAAATAATAGAATAAGGATTATCTTCAAATAATTTAAGTACTTTTTCTTGAAAAGGATATAAATGAAAATTAATCCTACCTCTTTGTGGGTGTTGGATCATACAGTACTTCTTCATGAAGTGTATAGGATCTTGAGCACACTTTACATATTCTTGCCTTATTATTTTTTTAAGGTTACTCATTTAGGGAGCGTATAATCTATAGTATGTATTAAAATTATTGTACCTACAAAACCCCCTACAACACCAATTCCTGGTTTGTTGTACCATTTATCTACTTGGTGAAGGCGTTCTGTGTATATAATAATTTGATCACTTAGTAATTCTATCTCTTGGTCTTTATATAAGAGAATGTTTTCATTTTGATCATTTAATTCCAAATGAAACTCGATTTTTTTTTCAAGTTGACTAATTAAAATAGTCTTAATAGAATCTTGAGTTTCAAGTGTATCTAAAGCCAAAAAAAACTCTTCAAGTTCTATAGCAGGAATTTGAAGAGTATCTTGTGAATAGCAAAAACTAGATACACATAAAAATAGTGTAATTAGAATATGCTTCATTTTTTAGCTCTGTATTTTTTCTTAAAATCACTAGTAGTTTTCTTAGCAGTAGTAGTTTTTTTAACTTTTGCTTTTGTTTTAGCTACTTTTTTATCTTGATCTTGGATAGCTTTTTTAGTTTCTACTTTCGCAGTTTCTACTTTTTTAGCTTTAGCTTTAACCTTTTTAATTTGAGTTTTGTTTTTATCAACTTTTTGTTCAAATTCTTTTTTGTCTTTAGTTGATTTAACAATTAATAAACCTGCTATAAAAGTTAAAGCACCTAAAATATATTTCCATAATTTCATGATAATAAATATTAATGATTAATAGTTTCTAAAATTTGCTCAATACGTTCCTNAGTTGATCCCTTAATAGTATAAAAAATAGGACGATACTTAAATAAAAGTTTTTGAATAGTTTCATCAATTTTATTTCTATATTCAGCATTTGTTTCACGAATTCCATTATCTTCAATACCTAATCCCTCTGGTGATATGTAAAATATAAAGTCATATTCTCTAATAAATCTAGAAGCATATTCATTAAATGCGTCCGCATCTATATAACTTACTTTTGTAGCACAATTTGTAAAGGACATTACATCAATAATTGTTCTATCAGTAATAAGATTTTCTTGCATTAATTCTGTTACGCGCTCAGCAAGGAATATAGTTTGACCTTCAATAGTAGTCTCATGATTCAAAGGAATACCTAATGAATTAAGATATTTACTTCGTTCAGTAGCAAAGTTATAATTTTTAAATTCAGGTAATTCTTTTAACGCATTTACAAGCGTTGTTTTACCTACAGACATTGTTCCACAAAAACCTATTTTCATAATAATATTGTTTTATCCTCCTTGACGTGCTGATTCTCTCATTGCAGGGTTTTTATACCATGGAACTCCATTTCTTTCTCTTCGAACTTCTTTCCACTCATCTTCAGTATGAAAAATCCCGTAAATATAATATTCTCTTAACCGTTTTACACCCTGAGGTATAAGAGCTGGTCCTTCCCAGTTGTGAAGCTTACCATTCCAATGATGTAATACGGTACCATCAGGAGTTTTAGTTCGAGTTGGTTCAGGCCATTTATTAGTTTTACCCATTATTTTAATTTATTAGTGTTTTCTTTAGGCATTGTTAAACCCCCCATAATGTATTCATGTGTATCCCCCATTTCATGGGGTTCTTGATTGTTAGCAGGATCATTTAAGAAATCATTTACTTCTTTTTGCAATAATAATATTTGTTCTGCTACTAATGTACCTTGTGCTCCTGAGACTGTAATGCCTCTAGCACTTAACGCATCACCTACAAAGTGTACATTAGGGTATGTAGTTAAACTTAAGTCTTGATAATTTACAAGAGGTTCAGGTGAAAGGTATTTAACTTCCGGTACATAAATTCCCCAATCATCCCCAAGTGTTGGGAATACTTTTTTCATATCCTCAATAAAATCTTCAATATATTGAAAATATCCTTTAAATGCATCTCTTACTTCCTGAAGGCCAGATTCTCCAATGTAGTGTGCTTTAACCCAATCTCCTTCAGATGTAAGCGTTTTATCTTTGCTTGAGGGGCTATAATAAAGGCCTGCTTGATATTTGTCTTGGAATCTACCTACAGCCTTAGTACCACCTCTACCTTCAAAGTTTACAATATCGTGTTTTTGTACTTTAGAAACTAACTCACGTGACCAATCAAATGGTTTATCAATACCTTTAACTTCCATTAAGATACCAAAGTTAGTCATGTCGTTTCTATGTTCTTCTCCTTTTTTAGCATGGCCATTGTAGCTATAATCACCATATGTTTCTTCAAGTGCTACATATGCTGCATTATTATTAGTACAGAATGAACGAAGTGATACACCTTCATCTTCAAACTTACGGTATAATTTGAAATCATAACTTACATCAATTAGTTTTTGAAAGTGTTTTTGTGGTGCTTCAAATCTAACACCAATTTGTACTGGTTTTGATTCTGTTGGTAATTCATATTGTTCGGCTAATTTTTTACCAAAGTCAATGCCTGATTTACCTACACCAAAAATAAGTGTATCATATCCTATCCAATCATTATCTTCTGTGCTTTTGTCAGTGTGTAATTGTTGAGTATCAAAATCAATTGATGTAACCTTAGTTTTCCAAATAAATTTAACACCTTTATCACAAAGATAATCGTACCAATTTTTACCAATTTCATGTAGGTAATCTGTACCAACGTGCCATACTGGGAATAAACGTAAGCCAAAATAGGGTTTAATAAAATCTGGTTCTGCTACAGGATTAGAACATTGTACTTCTTCTGGTTTAGGGTGGAAACGTTTAAAGTTAGTAATCACTTGATCCATTAACTCCATTGCCTTTTCATCTCCCGTATACTTAGTTAAATGACCACCGATTGAAGTATGGTATGTTAATTTACCATCACTCCAACCACCAGCACCCATAAAACCTGTCATCACTTCCTCAGGTTTACGTTTGTAAGGGTCATTACCCATATCAATAATTGTAATACAACTTCCATCGTATCCATTATCTACTAATTTAGTTGCAGCATTAACACCTGCTACACCTGCTCCTACTATTACTACTTTTTCC